GAATCAAATAAGCTAGTATCTATATATGCCATGGCCGGCGTAAACAATCGCGTATACACTGACTGGCTTACATCTATGTTTAAAGAATATCAAGACATTGATGAAGTATTTTTATGTATTGCTCCATTAAATCGTTTTACAATTGGTTTTGACAATGAATTGTCTGATGATGTAATTTCTGTTGATCATTTTAAATTAAAATGTGATAGTAGCAATCCGTTAGTTAGTAGATATGTCGATAATACGGTAGTCGATGATAAACTTCAATTGTTTAATAAACCAACTTATGATGATTATTCAAAATTTCCAGGTATAAACTTATCTGCTGAAAAAGGTTTATTAGAACCGGATTTAAGAAAACACACATACATGCAGGTAAAATTATTTTTTGAATTAAATTCATTTTTAGAAAAAAAAGATCTTGGTCTACAAATTTTTGCTTGGGATCGATTGTGTTTTGAAAATAACGCTAAATTATATATTTTTAATTTTACAGAACGTTTAAAATTTCCAGAAGTATACAATTATTATGGAAAATTAAAGGCCACAACGGTTGCTCCAAAGACCGTTGAAAAATTTTTTGCAGATAAAAATATAGATCATACAAAGTATTTTATTGAAGACAACGAGCACTACAATAAAGACTATCACGATCTTATTGCTACTAAATATCTACCCTGGTTAAAAACATTATGAAAATTTTAATTGCCGGTGATAGTTTTGCCGCAAAGTGGCCGAACACCACCGTTGGTTGGGTAGATTTGTTAAGTAAAGATCACGATGTTACAAATGTAGCACAAGCTGGCGTGGGCGAATACAAGATATATAAACAAATTGAAAATATTAATCAAACGTTGTACGATTGTATAATTGTTAGTCATACTAGTCCTAGCAGAATACATACTCCAAACCATCCTATACACACCTCTGGATTTCATAAAGATTGCGATCTAATCCTAACTGATATATCTGAAAAATTTTCTTTTTTTGATAATAGACTAAAAACTGCCCAAGGATGGTTTAAATATCACTATGACGATACCTATCAATTAGACATATATAGGTTGTTAAGAAAAGAAATTAATAGTATAATAACAATTCCTTATATAAGTTTATCGCATATTGAAATTCTTAAAAAATTATCGATAGAAAAAAATCATTTTGATTTTAGTAAACTATGGGAAAATGAAAGAGGTTCTGTTAATCATTATACCGAAAAGGGAAACAAAGTTATTTTTGAACTGCTGTCACAATTTTTAAGGAATAAAGAATATGGTTAAAGAGGGTACAATCTGGGGTACATATAGCGATGAAAAAAAATTTCGTGTTATTAGCGTAACCGAAATTGACAACCATACATGGGTGTATTATCGTTTAGATAAGTGTAATCCTAACATAACAGAATGCCAAGAATGGAGTTGTTATATCGAAAGTTTTGTTCAACGATTTAGACAATTACCAGAATGAATACTATTACTATACCTTGGGAAAATCAATCCAACGTTTGGTGGAATGAAACCACTGCATCTATTATTGAACATTTTGGTTTACCAGGGAATAGATACACCACAGAAGTTAGTACAGAATGTATGAAATTTAATTTTAAAAATAACAAAGATGCATTTATGTGTAAAATTTTGGTGAGTCACGCTTTATGAAATTTGATAAAATTATTGCAGTAATTTTAATAATTTTTGGTCTTGGCATTCTTGTAATATTTGATTTTCCAAAACAAGGAAGAGTATATGATTGCGGAATGGCGGAATGGCATCCGGACATACCAACTGATGTTCGAGACGCTTGTCGAAAACTTAGATACGAACATTGGAAACAAGAGCAAAAGGATATCAATGAAAGAAAAAATGAAAACCGCCTATATGAAGGCCGCTCAGTTATTTTCCGAACTTAGCCATGCTCGGAGATTACATGTCGGTTCAATTATAGTAAAAGACGATAGAATTATTTCAATTGGATATAATGGAATGCCATCTGGATGGGATAATAACTGCGAGGATATTGTCTGGGACAGGGGTGCAGGCGGATGGTTAGATCCTGAAGAATACGAAAAACAATATCCGCATGAAGGATGGCATCACGGCGCAGAGCGAATGGTTCGTTACGGATTAAAAACTAAACCAGAAGTACTTCACGCAGAAACCAATGCCATAGCTAAACTTGCAAAAAGCAACGAAAGCGGTAACGGTGCTACTATGTTTATTACACATAGTCCTTGTTTGGACTGCGCCAAACTCATTTATCAATCAGGTATTAATAACGTGATCTATCGTAGTAGTTATAGAAATGATGACGGGATTATCTTTCTAGAAAAATCTGGAGTACAAGTTGAAAAGCTGGACATTGACGATTAATAGTGATGGTATCCTTCCATTACCTCAAGACTTATTAGAAGAAGCAGGTTGGCAAGAGGGAGATAATCTAATTTGGATTGATAATTACGATGGTTCTTGGAGTTTGGTCAAAGAGGACTTGACAAATTTCATATATAAAGGTATAATAAAGAATGAGTAAATTAAAAATTGCAGAGCTGTTTTACAGCATTCAAGGTGAAGGACGTTACATGGGTGTACCGTCTGTTTTCTTACGTACATTTGGTTGTAATTTTAAATGTGCAGGCTTTGGCATGCCAAAAGGCGAACTAAGTACGGAGGCTAATAATGTTGACCCAACAAAATATTCTAAATACGAAGAACTACCGCTTGTTAGTACAGGTTGCGATAGTTACGCTAGTTGGGATCCTCGTTTTAAAGATCTCAGCCCAATGCTTACAACAGACGCTATTGCAGAACGTATTTGTGAGATTCTCCCATTTAACGAGTGGAAAGATGAACACTTGGTAATTACAGGTGGTGAACCATTGCTAGGTTGGCAACGTGCTTATCCAGACTTACTGCGTCATCCTAAAATGCGTGGTCTTAAAGAAATTACATTTGAGACAAATGGAACACAAGAAATTAGTGAAGAGTTTGGGGACTTTTTAATTGAATGGCAAATGCCTCAATTAGAATATGTTCCGCAAATTACATTCAGTGTTAGTGCTAAACTAAGTTGTTCGGGCGAAGCACGTAACGAAGCAATTCGTCCAGACATTGTATGTAGCTACGAAGAATACGGCTACACATATCTTAAGTTTGTAGTTGCAACAGAGGAAGACGCAGATGAAGCAATCGAAACAGCAGACATTTACAGAGCCGAAGGGTTTACGGGACCCATATATCTTATGCCAGTTGGTGGGGTGGAGTCTGTTTATACTCTTAATAATCGTAGGGTCGCTGAACTAGCAATGAAAAATGGATTGCGTTATAGTGATAGATTGCAAGTACCTTTATTTAAAAATGAGTGGGGAACTTAATGTTACAAAATATGTTTAAAAAGATGCTAGGCTTAGATAAGCTAGAAGCATCTATTCAAAAAGCAGAAGCAGATCTTAGAGAAGCCAACGAACGTGTGGCTGCGGCAGAAGCAGCTTCAAAAGAAGCCACTGAAAAGGCCGAATTGGACAAACTATCACCAAAAGACCGTGCTACTCGTAAAAAAGAACCGTGGGTAGGGGTACTAAATACTCATGTTAATAAAGATAACGTTAGAAATGGTTTTTTCGAACTTGACTGGAATGACCATTTTGTGCTACAATTAAAGCAAGAAGGTTATGGTGCAGACGGTGATCCTGATGAAGAAATTGTGGATCGTTGGTTCCGTGAACTTTGTGCTAATGTTGTAGTTGATGGTGATTACGGCGGTCCTCTTGAAACGGGGACTTTGGACATACAGAGTGTAAAAAGAAACAATAAATGACTTATATTTTAGTTGATACTGCGAATACTTTTTTTCGCGCACGACATGTAATCAACGGCGATGCTGACATTAAGCTCGGCATGGCATTTCATATTACCCTTAATTCTATTCGTAAAGCATGGCAGCAGTTTAATGGCAGTCATGTTATCTTCTGTTTAGAAGGTCGCTCATGGCGCAAAGATTATTATGCTCCTTACAAACGCAATCGTGCAGAAGCTAGAGCAGCGCATAGCGAAAAAGAACAAGAAGAAGATCAGTTATTTTGGGAAGCATTTGATACCTTTAAAGAATTTATCAAAGATAAAACAAATTGTACCGTTATGCACAACCCTCAATTAGAAGCAGATGATCTAATTGCTGGTTGGATCCAAAATCATCCAGATGATAATCATGTTATTATCTCAACAGATACAGATTTTGTACAGCTTATTGCTCCTAATGTAAAACAATATAACGGTGTGATGGAGTGTACAATTACTCATGAAGGAATCTTTGATGACAAAGGTAAACCGGTTATTGACAAGAAAACAAAAGAGCCAAAACCTGCACCTAATCCAGAATGGCTCTTGTTTGAAAAATGTATGCGTGGTGATACCAGTGATAATGTCTTCTCGGCGTATCCGGGTGTGCGTACTAAAGGCACAAGCAAAAAAGTGGGTCTTACTGAAGCGTTCGAAGATCGTAACAGCCGCGGATATGCGTGGAACAATCTCATGCTTCAGAGATGGACTGACCACGAAGGCAAAGAACATCGAGTCTTAGAAGATTACGAGCGTAATCGTCGATTAATCGATTTATCATATCAACCCGATCACATCAAAGAAATTATTGTCACTACTATTGCCGAAGCCACTGGTGCTAATAAAAATATCAGTCAGGTAGGAATTAGGTTAATGAAATTCTGCCATCTGTACGATCTTAAAAAGATTGCAGAACAGGCACAGAGTTATGCAGAACCATTGAATGCAAGATATAAACTTGTTGAGGAGGTATAATGACAGAGATACACGCTAAACCAATTATTAAAGATAAATTTTGGATTGTTGAAAAAGATGGAGAAAAATTTGCCACTCTTCGAAAAATTGAAGATGAACGATTTGTTCTTAGTAACGAAACCGGAATTAAAATTTACGATAATAAAGAAAGTTTAACTAAACAATTTGGTAAAGATTTTTTTGTTGCAAAAATTGTTAAAGAAGCTCACGATGCATTACCAAACGAAGTACATGGATATTCAACCAGCGTTGAACCTCATAATGCCATGTTTGATATTAAAAGAAAATTACCATTGTTTACCAAAAGTAAAGATAGCAAAAGTTTATATTGTGCCGGATATTATGTAATTAGATTTGATAAAGGTTGGGTTAAATCTTTTTGTCCAAAAATGATTACCTTACAACGCTACGATTACAAAGGACCATTTAAAACTGAAACTGAAATGAAACAGGTATTGTCAAATGTCAGCAAATAATCTTCCAGACAAATTACCAAGTGTTGAAAAATTAATTCAACGGTTAAATGTAGCAGAAAAAAGTCAACAAAAAGATATTCGAATATCTATTCAAGAAGGAAAAGAGCTAGTTCAAGAATTAGCCATTATAACTACCAAATTAGGTTCTACGGTTTCTGAAATTCGCAGTTTATTAAAAGAAATCAAAGAATCAACTACTCAAATTGACGTTAAGTTCGACGGCGGAACGTTCTAAAAGTGATAAATATATACGTGGTTAATTAGGAACACGTATATAATGAGTAGACCAAAACCGAAAATAATACTTGAATATGCCAATAAAGAAAACTACAAGGTTGAACAAATCCTTGAAAGTGATGCTATATGGGCAGTATTCTATAAAGGACAACCTTTTAATTTAAAGAGTGGGAGTCTGTTGGCTAGCTACCCTGGACCAAAATATAAGAAAGTAAGTTTTTCAAATCCTGGCCATGCACATAATTTGGCAAAGAAATTAAACAAACTTTTTAAAACAACAGATTTTTCAGTATATAAATTAACACAAGGCGAACCAATAAAATGAATAATACCAAGAATGCCTATACTGCGGTATTCTTGAAAGCGGCAAATAAAGAAGTAGATACCCGCACATTTGATCAATTAAAAACAAGTTGGTGGTACAACTTGCGTACAAAAAATGAAGGCGGTTTACGCCTCACAGAAGACGGTCTTAAATTCATCCAAGAAGAAGCCGACATAAAAACCTATAGTGTAAAAATACCCAAAGAGATTAAAATAACTCCCCAAATTCTTGTTTGGTTAGATAATTTTATTCATTCCCCGTGGCATCTTGAAAAACATTCTTTAACGGTGTTATCGGAAAAATCAGCATTTGAACTTTATCTATTTTCGGGCGATGTAATGAAAATGGGCTATTCAAAAGCTATGAGTAAACGATTAAGTGAAGCTTGAAAATTTTATTTCAATTCTGTATAATACTATAAACTACTACTATAAATATCACGTATGAATGATCTTAATCCGTTAGACGTTTTGAATTCTAGAAAACTTACTAGAATTCCTCCTCATTTTTTAAAAATGAAACTCAATGAAAGAGACATTTATAATAATGAGTTAGACGATTGGATACGTTCTAAATTAAAAGGTAGATATTGTATAAAACAAATACCTTCTTTTGATGAATCCGGAAATCTAAAAACCTCAATATATGTTGGTTTTGAAGATGAAAAAGAAATGACATTCTTTGCATTAGCTTGTACAAAATTAAGGAGATAAACAATGACCGAAGAAAACAAAGATTTGCAACCCGCTGCACCTACTGCTCCGGCTCCAGAAGCCCCAGCTGCAAATTCTGCAGATTTAAATGTTAGCGATCTTACAGCACTAAGAAGCATCATTGATGTTGCTAGTCAACGTGGTGCATTTAAAGCAGGAGAACTAGAAGCTGTTGGAAAAATTTATAATAGACTTTCAACATTTTTAGATTCTGTTAGCAAAAAGGAACAATAATATGAAACAAATCAAGCACATCGGAAGAATAAAAAATACTGGGGCGAAAGTAATCACCGTGTTTAGAACACTACCAGGCGATTCAGGATCGGCTCTTGTAGTAGGAACAGCAAACTTAACTGATTCCTATCATGATGCTCTGATGGGATTGCTTGAAAGCGACCAAGGACAAGAAGCAAACGAGTTTGGTGAAATTATGCATACTCGAATGTTTCCAGATGGTCGACCAATGTTACAGGCCATGCAAGCAGATGGTAGATTACAAAAAGTTGCAACTGATATGGTTATTATGACCCCAACGGCTAATAGTAACATTCCATTATCTGAATTGAACATTCTTATTGCCGAACAAAAAAATTGTACCATTGACGAATTATCAAATCTAGTTTCTGGAGCTCCTGCTCGAGATCAAGACTTTAAAAAGAAACAACAAGAAAAAGAAATTGTTCCTAATGTAGATCCAGATGTTCCTGCTCCTGTAAGAGCACAAGCATCTACTTCAGAAGCATTAACTGATAAAGATCTTGCTAAGAGCTATCGTAGTCAAGCAGATGCAATGTATAAAGAAGCTGCAAGATTGCGTAAACAGGCAGACGAGTTAGATCCACCAGCTAAAAAGACAACAAAGGCAAAAGAAGAAGCAAGTGCCTAAACGTCTTTTTAAGCCTCCAAAGCATTTAATTAAAGAGTGGCCGGAGGTGTTCGAAGATATGTATATG